AAAGACCCAAGAACAAGTCCGTTTACATCATCACTGAAAAAACAATCAACTTTTGTTCCTTGAAAAGGTGGGCTATCTTGATCTTCTCTATCTTCTAAAACAGTAAGTTTCGGTAATGTATTTGGAATTGTTTGAATTAAAACAGCAGAGGCATCACCAGAGCTTAAACGACCCCCATCATCTCTAAATTTTAAATGATACGTTCCATTTATAATATTAGGAACAATCGACTCACTGACGTTTCCACTCAATGCAGGTAAAACATCAACTGAATTAGTAAATGTTGATCCACTGGTGACATTAGAGCTACGAATAACCACGTTACCGCCATGAACCACATCAACATCTGTAGATTTATCAAAACGTAATCGTACAAATTGGTCTGATAAAGGTTCTATTTGCACATTCTGAACATCATCTGGTAAAGCTGTTTTACCTACAGTTGTAATTGATATTGTAGCTGGATTTGTGCTTGGCTTACCTAAAGCGTTATAACTAAAAACTCTTACTTCATAACTTCCTTCTAAAGTTTCAAATATTGTAAAATCGGATCTTGTAATACGCTCTGATATAAAGTTTTCATTCTGAAATCTATACTGCACCATATATTCAGTAACACCGCTGACAGGCTGCCATTGAATAAATAATTTACTTACAGCCCTGTTATTTAAAACAACAATTTGTTCTGTTCCTTGTAAACCACTTGGAGCATCTTTAAGTGCTGTAAGAGTTGTTATTGTTCTTGTTGGCAATGCTGTGCCATCTTCTACAAAAGCATATTTATTAGGATCATGTACGACAGCAACAATTTGATAATTTAATTGACTTACTTCTGTAACAGATATAACTCTAAAAGTCTGAAGTTCAACAGATGTATTTTCTATCACCCAAACGCTATTAGTTTGTGGAACAGATGAAAAAGCAGAGGAAACAGTAATGGTTGCTCCTGACACGCTGCTTATTGTCTTAGTCTCCAAACTGCCGTCAGATAAAATTACACTTAAGGTTGCTGAATCTGTAGATGGTAAATCTGTGTTGTTTTGATCGTCAACAATAATCTGTGTGGTAGAAACCCCTGTCTTTATTCTCCCTCCTCTTCTTACCCCTGCCCTCATAGGATCTGCGATATTAATAACAGTTCCAACCCTAACTATTGTTCCGCTTTCTAATGATGCTGTAAATGTTACTGTTTCCGCTTCATTGTTTTGTGTGTATAAAAACCAACGTCCAAGTCTTGCCGCTTGGCCTCTTGATGTACAGGCAAAGCCATTTAAGTTTTTTGTTACTATGCCATATTTTGCCTGTAAAGCTGTATCTTCCACAGTCTCATAATCTACCTCTTGAGTCTCATTATCAAAGTAGGAAACATTTACAACAGTGAATTTGGTGTCTTTACTAGCACTTGAATAAGAAAAACCAGCTTCAGAAACATTACTTAAATTATAGATATAGCTTGGATCTGTTGGTTTATCACAGCTTATATTTACTGCCCCTGCTGAATAAAAAGGCATTGCTCTCATAACAGAGGCAAGATTATTTATGGTGTCGTATGCAGCCCTTTGAGAATTAAGAACTACATTACAAGAAAATCTAGCTTCAGTACCACCAGCCCCATTATCTACTTGCTCACTTGCATATTGACTAGCAGAGAAGAAGCTAAAAACATCTAATGATGATTCACCAATATGATCTCCAAAACCCTTTGAAGTTGTAAGCAAGTCATACAGAATCCATGCTGGATCACTTGAATATTCTTTATCTGTTTTAAAAGTTCCGTTAAATGTACCGCTATAGCTAATAGATCCGTCAGCCCTTACTGTTCCGTTATGAGGAATTTTTATCTTTGTTCCTCTAATCCTGTACATACGTCTAGGCTGATTTGGAAAGGTTTCAGCGTCAAATCGTAAAGCCACATGAGCAAAATTTGCATAAGGTCTTGATTCGTTAATTATTTCTGTAAAAGATGACCATTGAAAACTATCTTGAAGTGTAGTTTCTGTACTGTCTGCTGTGGTTCTATTTACTCTGATAGTGACAGGAAAACTAGTGCCAGATGGTAAGTTGATTTTATAATCCCTAAAATATGTGCTTGCAGTTCTTCCTTTTACAGTGTCAGTTATAACAGTTGTTGTTGTGCCATCATTTTCTATGGTTTGAATTGTAAGATCAACTTCAGCACCATTTATATCACCATTATCTTCAAACTTTTGCAGTGTAGGAAAACCAAGAGTAACTCTTACAGCATCAATATTTGTATCTGTTATCTGTCTTGAAACTGGTGTTGATTGTGTAACTGTTACACCTACGCTATTTTCTTTTTCTGTTTCTGATATACCAGCAATCGCTGTTTGATCTGAAGTGCCAAATCTAGGTTCAAAAGTAATATTTTGAAAGTTAAAATCTTCATCATTTGGACTTGTACCAGCCGCTTGTTGTAAAACCTGAGTTCCGTTAAGAAACACATCTTTTAATGCCGAAGTGTTGTATTGCGTTGAGCCTTTGCTACCTGTAGCACTCGGAAACCCCTCCAGTTCTCCGCTTCCTAGCAACTCAATTAACGTTTGGAATTGCTTTGATTGAAGTGCGTCTTTTGGCAAGTTTGGATCATTAATAAGACCCGCAGCCATTTCCGCAAATCCTCCTATAGGAAATATCATTAAGTAGTACCCTCCACTTGAACAGTATCAATACCAGAACTAATTACAACTGATCCTGTAAAAACTTCTCCATATATTATTGGAATTGGAACACCAGCCCTAGATACGTTTTGAATCGACCCAAAACCAAAAGATTGAAACGTAGGGTCATTCTGTGAAAAAGTATCAGCAACAGCAGCAGTAGGTATATCTGGTGTTGGTGTAAGTAATTGCGTTGCTTCGTTTAAAAGCATAGATGTACCTATAGCAGTGAAAACAGGAGCAACCATTGAACCAATAGTCAAGCCAGCAATCGTAGTTCCACTACCTAAAGCTGTAAACAAACCTCCAACAACAACATTCTTTGCACCTATAGCAATAGGAATAATTTGTATATCTTCATCACTTTGTAAATTTAATAAATCCTCTGTAATCTCCATACCGCCCATTTTTATTTTATAAAACTGGTTCATCATGTGATTTTCCACCTCTGGAAAATTTGCAATCAAAAAATGAAATGCTTGTTTTGGACTATAGACAGCCGCTTCAAAATATGACTGCCCTAAAAACTTTCTTAATCTGCCATAAACTTTTATTTTTTTAAGCTTCATATCTATAAACCTTTTTTGTGGCCTCTATATATCTTAAATCATATAATTCTCTGCAACTCAATTGTCTTATGTTGTGATGCAATATTGTTTGATCGCCAATATATAAGGCAACATGATTTAATTTTTCATCTGGGCCTTGCATAAGTAAAACATCATCATTAATAATATTATCTTTGTAAACTTCTTTAAAACCAGAACCAGTTAAAACTTTTTCAAAATATGGATTTTCGCAGAAAGTTTTTATACTTTTTGGTCTCTCCCAAAATTTTAAATTTATTTGTTTTTTGTCTAAAAAATAATCTGTGATTAAACTCCAACAATCATGCTTACCCCAAATCCATGTGCGACCATATAAACCAGATGTATAACCTGATGGCTTAAAATCTACCCAGTTTTTTTGCTCAACACTATAGATATAGAAAGGTAAACCTAAATGCTCACATGATGCTTTATCCGCTTCAGATGGTAAAGCAGAACCATAAGGATGTGAATGAATTATACCAATAAGTTCTCCTTCATCTTCACAGTCTGCCCAATTATCTGGATCTATAACAAAAAATTCATCTGGGGATTCTGATAGGTTTTTACAAGGCCAATAAGTTTCTTTGCCTTTGATAATAGCCAACAAGCCACAAGATTCTTTAGGAGCTTGTTTCTCAGCATGAATAGCAGCTTGTTCTTTCCAAATCATGCGTTTACAAAAGTACCAACAGAGGGGAAATCTTTTCTTGTTACTTGCAGCTTAGGACAACGAATATTATTTAGATCAAGAACACTTGCTAATTCAAACTGCACTATTTCTCTATTTTCGACAACTTTTCTATCAATAAAATAAATTTCCTGTGGTAATTCTGTTGTGCTTGATGGAGTGCCAAATGGATTTTGATTTGATGGGAAGTTTGCAGCATCTAAAAATTGTGCCATTGTTCTGTGTCTAATAAATTTTGCTCCCTGTAAATCATTAAATGGTGTTGTAGCGTTTGCTGTTGCCATCAATGCAGTTATAGTTCCAAGAATATTTGAGACTGTCAGAGTAGGTCTTGGCAGCGTTCCTTTACCTGTGTATTCAAACCCTTCAGCAATAACTGGAAACTTATCGTATGTGTTGCCCTGCCAAATTATTGAAGCGTTGCTGTTCATACCTACACCAGAATGAAAGCGGCTTACATTTGTTGAACCATGCAAAGCAGAAACAAGAGTTATTGAATACAACTCTATTATTGATTTATTAGATAAAGATTGAAGTTCTGCGGTAGGGATTGCCATTTATGGTTCAAATACCTCTTCAAAGGTTGTAGTAATGATAGCTCTGTTATTATATGGGATTTGTTTTGACCAAGTTTTGCAGATAAATTTACCAGTACCAGATAAAGTTACAGAAACATTTCCTGAGTTTGTTGCACTTGCGGCAGCCGTCACAGTAAAAGTATTATCATCAGCCGTTGTAGCAACAGCAAAAGAACCATCAACAGCAGAGCCAGATGTAAAGTCAATACTTACGACATCACCAAGAGCAAGCCCGTGATTAGAAATAGTTATTGTCACAGTAGTGCCACTTTGAGAATATGTTCCTGTTTTAACAAATCCTTCGGCTGGTGGAGTGAAGTCAAAACTTGCCTGATCGTTGATCCTGCTTCTTAAAAAGGCTTCAATAATATCTGACTGCTCCTCAGACACTACAAAAGTAAGATCATACACTTTAGGGTCTTGTGTTAAGGGCAAACCAAATAAAGCTCTGAACTGGTAGCCATCACCTAAAGCTGTTGTTCTTACCTTTGGTGAGCTTGATTTTCTGAAGCCAGAATATGTCGGCTGAATTGATGGGAAAGTTGCCATTACCTACTTAATAAACCCCCTGCACGTTTTTCTTTAATAAGTTCTGCACGAATAGCAGCCCCTATTACATTACCTAAAGCCTGTGCATCTTGGTTATTACCTGAGACAGCAGTACCAGCCGCATCAACGGAAACATTCACAATATTAGTTGTACCTCCTCCAAGTTGGTTGTTTGGGATAATCGTCCCACCTCTTGAACCCATCTGTAAAATTTCTGGTCCTTTCTCACCCACTAAGAAAGCACCACCAGCAGAAACAGGACCACCATTTGCTCTCTTGCCTAGATTCTTAAATACATCACCTAAAAATCCTCCAAATCTTTCACCAAGCCCAGCGATTGATCTTTGAATTGCTACTTCGATTAATGCACGTTTAAGATCATTTAAGACATTTACAGCCGCTTGAGCTAGTGTTTTTGTACCCATAACAGCATCAGCAAGATTTGATACAATTCCATCTTCTACTCCTTTGCCTATTTCCATAAATTTTTCTTTTAATTTAGATGCTGCCTCTTCTTGTTTTTCAAGTTCTGTAACTCCTTCCTTAAGCAATTTGTTTTTCTTTTGTAATTCAATAAGCTCATTTGCTAAATCTTCCCCAAATTTATCAACTAATTCTTTTCTTTTTAAATCGTTATCAAATTGTTTTCTACCTTCTTCTGTTCCAATTTTTAGTCTTTTTTCTGTTATTTTTAATTGTTTATTTTTTTCTATTAAAGCATTTTTAGCTTTTTCAAAATCGTTAAATAGTTCGATTCCTTCTATAGTAAGTAATCTATTTTTTAATTTATCTAATTGTTTTGCTGCTTCTTCAATATCTTCTTCTGCTCCTTTAGCTAAAGAAAGTTTACCTTTTTCATTAAAAAATTTAACACGCTCCGTTAGTGTTTTTATTTTTTCATTTACTTCTTCTATTCTTGACTTGACATCTGCAACGCTTCCTTTTTCAATAATTTCATTAAACTTTTTTTGTTCATTTTTTGCTCTAATTAGGGCTGATACAAAAGCACCAAGAGCTATAATAGCTAAACCTATGCCAAGCTTTGCAAGAGCAATTTTAAACGCGTTAGCAGCGGCCGTAGCAGATGCAAAGCCAACAGAGGTAGCTTTTAATGTTGCCTGTGTTCCAACAAGTTGTCCTGTAGTTATTTGTGCAGCAACCGCTAATTGAGATAGGCTTACTTTTGCCGCTAAAAGTTGTCCTATTAATATTGGAGTTATAATTGTAACACCTTTTACAGCTAAAGCTATACCTGTAATGATAAATGCTGTTTGTCCTTCATTTGATTGTAAAAAATTATTTGTTGCTTTTGTTAAAGCTGTCAAACTGTCCACAGAACTTTTTATTACTGGACTTAAATCATCACCAATAGTTCTTGCTAAAGTGTCGAAAGTATCTTGTAATGTTGATACTTTTCCATTTAAAGTATCGGCTTGAGCAGATGCACCCTTAAAAAAAGCACCTCCCTCATTTGTTAAATTAATTAATGCCTGATTAACCTCTTCCGCCCCGATTTTCCCTTCCCTTTGTGCTTTTTGAAAAGCTTCACCAGAAAGCCCTGTAATTCTTTCTAATTCTTTTGTAATATTTACTCCTCTTTCCAATAACTGTAAATTTTCCTCTTGTTGAAGCTTTCCCTTCGCTCTGATTTGTCCAAACGCTGTTGAAATACCTCGTAAATCTTTTCCAGTTGCGCCTGCAATATCAGCAAGTCTTTTTGTTATATCAACTAATTCATCAGTTTCAAAACCAAAAGCTTTAAGAAGTTTTGTCTGTTCTATTAATTCACTACTTGTAAAGGGTGTAACAGCACCAAAATCTTGTAATTCTTTTATTATTTGATTTGTTTTATCTACAGAACCTGTTAAAACTTCTAAACTTTTTCTTTGTGTTTCAAGTTCTGCTGTTTTAAAAAATACAAATCTTGATGTACCTACTAATGCTAAAGCACTAACAACTTTATTTATTTGCGACTGTAAACCACCAAATGATCGTTGTAATTGAACGCTTCTACTCTGAACACCCCTTAAGGCGTTAGTTGCCCCTGTAGCATCAACTGTAAGTCTTACATTTGCCTGTGCCACTAATAAAAAAAAGTCTTTACTATATATTACCTTGATTTAGCTCTTTGACGATCAGATTGTCTTTTTTCGTTC